CAATACAACTGCGAAAAGAACACCTCGCGGTCAGTTATAAGGAGATATGTGTGGTTATTGAGCCAAACGATGTGCAATCCTTCCCAATTGAAATAGGTAAACCAAATAAGTTTTACCCTAACAGGGCGGTGGAGTTTGTCTTTACTTTAAAGGACGGTTCCACCATCAAAGGCATTGCTCCTGCTGGAGAGGACCTGGAATTTACCAATAATGGCGATATCGTTGATATAAAAATCAATGTTTACGATACGCCATCTGGTCCACGGTCCGTTGAATAATCAAACCCGCTTCGGCGGGTTTTTTAATGCCTGGAGTTTAGATGCCAATTATCGACTATCCCGACTGGCTGCCGCTGGCGCAGAAGGCCAGCAAAAACATGACTCTCGATACCGGGTTCCAGACCGATCAGCCAGCGGTCGGCCCGGCTATCTTCGAGAATCAAACCGACGACCTGAAAGTGACCTGGTCGCTGACGTGGATCTTCACTCTGGCTGAGGAGCGCGCATTCCAGCAATGGCTACGCAGCCCGAACTATCTCAACCGGGGCCTGAACTGGTTCCGGATGAATATCAATCTTGGCGGCAGTGGCCTGCAATTGCAGGAGCTTCACTTCACGCAGATGCCAGTCCAAACCAGTATCGACGGCGGGGTGGTGACCTGGACGGGGACGGTTATTGCGAACTACCTCTACAACGCCGACGACGAGTTCGACGACATCATTGTTGAGCTGCCGCCACCGTGGGATTCATGGCTGGATATCGTTGTCACGGGTTATCCGGACGGGCGCGATCCGGAATCTTTGCCGAGGGTGCCGTAATGCCGAGCTTCAGGAAGTACAAGCAGCAACGCCCGACGCGCGGACTGTACGACACAATCACGTTCTACCATCCATCATTTGGCTATGTCCGCCTGGTCGATAAGCAGTTCTTCCCGAAGACGCTTGGCGGCCAGACGTTCACGCCAGCGCGCTTTGAAATCGAAGAGAGTCAGCAGAGCGGTACGCCGGTGATCGACGCGACGGTGAAGTTAGGACGGCTGTCGTCGGACATCAAAGCGCTGATGAAGCGGTGGAAGGGTGCGGCCCGGTTAACGGCCATCACAGCCACCAGGCAGATCCTCGACAGCGGCGACGTGTCTGTACCGATTAAGTCCTGGCAGTTATACGTCAAGACCGTCGATATCGATGCCGACGCCGCGTCTGTCACCCTGTCTGTGACCAACCCGCTCAATAATAATATTGGAAAATTATACGATCCCCGCGAATACACTGGACTCCAGTACCTATAAGGAATCCGCATGACTAAAGATGAATTTATCCGGCGGGTCATCGGTGTGCCTTGGGCTAACCGGGCCTGCTCGTTCGATAAGGTGGATTGCTGGGGCTTGTGCGTGCTGTATTACCGGCACGTTCTCGGCATTGAGCTGCACCAGACGCCGGACTACGAAGCCGGGGCCGACTTCTTCACCTGCTATCAGGGCGACGTCGTCTTCTGGCGCCAGGTCGGTAAGCCTGTCGATGGCGGGATATTTGTCGGGTACCGCGGCACGCAACCGGCACACGTTGGCCTGGTGCTTAACAGGCAGGCGCTGCATTCACGCGGCGAGAACGGAAGCGTACGCATGGACTCGTTGCTGGTCATTCAGCGGGCATTCAACAAAGTGGAGTACTTTTCTTATGGCGCTGGTTGAGATATCGAACTTCCCAGGAACGCCTAAGCTGCGTTGCAGGGTGCCAAACGGCACCCTTTTTTATGACTGGCTGGCGGCCAATGACGCTACTTTCCACCGCGACCTGCTGATCGTCCGCAATGGTGTGAAGCTGGGCGACGATGACGAACTGGCGTTTGAGCTGAGTGAGCTGGACCACATCCAGATATTCGACCAGCCGAAGGGCATTGTCGGCGACATCCTGAGCCCGATTTTTAAAGTCGTTGGCCAGGTGTTTTCGTTCCTGGCGCCGAAGCCGGCAATCGCGAACAACGGCGGTAATACCGTCGACTCACCGAACAATAGCCTGACCGGTCAGACAAACACCGCGCGCGTCTACAAAGCCAAGCCGGATATCTACGGCCAAATCCGTTCGTTCCCGGATCTGATTCAGGAATCGGTATTTGAATACGTTCACCAGACGTCTACCGACGGCGGCCTGAAGTACGTTACAGAGTGGATGTGCATCGGGATCGGCAAATACGATTACGAGTCCGTGCGCTACTCAGAATCAAGCCTCGGTTCACTGGCCGGTGCCGAATTCCAGTTCTTCCAGCCTGGCGAAGTTATCCCGCAGATCGTTGAGGGGTACGGATTCGATGACGTTGACGGTCAGGAAGTTCCCGGTCAGAACGAAGCCAGCGACTTCCCGATCGAAACAGCAACGGCAAACACGGTCGTCAGCGGAACGTATTCCGGCGGCCAGATAGCGATGAAAATCGTTAAGCAGGCTGAGTTCGACTATTTCATGGGGCTGGTTCTGCCGCACGCGGTTACCTTCACCATCAACGTGACGTACAGCACCGCCTCCGGCAACGTTACTACCGATGCTACATTCTCCGGCACGCTGATTTCCGCGGTTGAAACAAACGACGGCGCGGTTGTTAACCCGGTGCGCTGGTACACGTTCACGATGAACCAGCTGGAGGGGCCGCAGGACATCCCGGCGAATGCCACGATCAACACCACGAAATTCGTCCTCAACGATAACGAGGCGCTGGTAGTGGGGCCGTTCTTTTCCCCGGTCGAGTCAACGCAGCTGTGGCTGCATACTCAGTCCAGCCTCGGCGGGAAGAAAGAGACCAACTGGAAGGTGGTTATCTGGAAGATCGACGACGAGTACAACCAAGTCCCTGGTACGCAGCAGACGTTTACATACAGGCAGACGACGCCGCATCAGTCGACGAGTGAGGTGTTTTATCGCACTGACAAGATCACTCCGACCGGCGGCTTCGGGAAGTACGCGGTCAGCTTCCAGCGCACGGACAACTCTGGCGACGCGTCACTTCTGAAGGTCGAAGAGATCCACAGCATTAACATCCGTACGAATGTCGTCCACCCGACCGACACGCTGGTGCGCGTAAAAGTCAGGGCGACGGAGAATGCCCTGGGCAGCCGTGAGCGCAAATATAACGCCCTGGTGACGCGTCATACCATCACGTACGACCTCAAAACGCAGACGGTGGATTACACGCTGCGGCCGTCGCGCTCGTTCGCTGATGCGGTGGCGCATACCTGGTTGATTATGGGTAAACAGCCGGTAAGCAGCATTGACCTGTACGGTCTTTACTCTATTGCTGAGAGCCTGCCTGATGAGCGACTGGGTTACTTCGACTACACGTTCGACGACGAGAATGACTCGCTGGGCGACCGCGTGCAGGCGATCTGTAATGCTGCGTCGGTGGTGGCGTACTGGGACGACGGCGTGCTGACGTTTACCCGTGATCAGAAGGTTGACTACCCGGCTGCCGTATTCAACCGGGCCAACATGAAGACGGACGAGTACAAAATGACGTACGAGGCCACGCTTCCTGGCGGCTACGACGGCGTACAGGTGTCCTACGTCCACCCGACCACGAACAATAAGACGTACATCAACTATCGCGTGCTAAACGGCGCCATCGTCGAACAGGAAGCGGAAAATCCGAACAAGCTGGAGATAGTCGGCTTTCGTAATGAGTATCAGGCCCGGGAGCGCGCATTACGAGAAACCAAGCGCCTAATCTACTCGCGCGTGAAGATGAACGCCAAAGTGTTTGAGGACGGCATTATCCAGGTCGGCAGCGTCATACAGATGCCTGACATCTACGACAGCAACCAGCAGCAGGGTTACATCACCGGACGCTCCGGGAATAACTTTGATACCAGCGAGCCGATCACGTTTAACGGCTCGATGTATGTGCTGGTTACCGACAGCCTGGGTAACCCAACTCCGCGCTATCCGGCCACCGCCCGTAGCGACACGAAGTACGGATTCACCGCGGCAATACCCGGCATTCAGCTCAATATCTGGAACGGAGACACTGTCCAGCTCCCGTCGCGCTACCTCATTGCGACGGTGGAGGAACTGGACAGCCAACTATGGACAGTCAACAGCATCAAACCGAACACAGATAACACGGTATCTCTGACCGTCGCGGAATACAGCGACGCCATCTACCAATAAGAACCGTCCCCGACCAACCCCAACCCGGCCACCGTGCCGGGTTTTTTATGGAATAATTATGGCTACTACACCTACCAACCTGCCTGTTCCAAGCGAATCACCACGCGATCTGAAGTATAACGCCGGGAAAATTGACGAGTTCGTCACTTCGATGGGGTGGACTTATATCGATCGATTTGGTCAGAAGCACTACACAATCGAGGGAATCAATTACATCGCGCAGCAGGCAATGAACGCCTTCGGTTACGTTATCCTTTCAGGGAAAACATTCACCACCGGCGCGACTATCAACAACCCTAATGAGGTGCTGCTGAACACCTCCGACGGCGAATATTACAAATGGACTGGTACGTTTGCATCCGGCCCGAAAGTTGTTCCGGAAAACTCTACCCCTGCCAGCACTGGTGGCGTTGGTCCTGGTTCATGGGTTGGTGTCGGTGATGCATCTCTTCGTGCAGCACTGGCCGCGATGGATGGCGAGAAGTTAATTGGTGAGTGTCCAGACATTGCTACGCTTCGAACTATAGAGCCATCCTATGACAAGCAGCGCATCACCGTACGGGAGCACACCGCAAATACCGGCTATGGTGGTGGTCAGTTCCGGGCCGTAATGTCAGGATCGTCGTACGCTGATAACAACGGGACAATCATCAAAACTAGCGGTGGCGCTGCATGGGTGCGGGTAAACGTCGGTTATATATCACCGTATATGTTCGGAGCGCTACCGAGGGTTGACGCAACTACCCCTACAGCACATACAGCCATTAATGCGGCGGCGGCAGCCGCTGTGTCACAAAACGCCATATTTGATGGGCTCGGAGCTACATTTAATGTAACCGGGGAATGCACAATCAACAACAGCAACTCCATAATTTTTCAGAATATGGGTCTTGTCGTTACTGATGTCGCTGCATCTTTCAATGTTGTGCGCGTGCGCAACGCAGACCACACTATACGACGAATACGTATTGAGGGGAGCAACTCTAAAGTTCTTGGTATTAATGTAGAATCTACCGCAACAGGTACTATTGTTGGGAGCTGTAAAGTAACCAATACTGGGCTAACCGCGATATACAGCACCGCCTCGCGAGTTGTTGCCAGGAATAACCAGACAGACTCTTGCGGTCTTTTAGGAACAGGCAACTACCGTTGCAGTATCTGGTTCAACGAGAACGAACATGCTGTTATGGAGGGGAACATTTGCACCCATTGCGCTTGGGGAATCCTAATGAGAAATACCATAGGAACATCTCAAGGTTACTTTAATACCATGCGTAACAACATTGTAGTTTCCGCTTCAGGTACGACGGCAGACTGCCAGGGGATATCAGCATCTGCCCAGATCCACCTGAGCACCACTGATAATATTGTGCGCGGTTTCCCGAATAACGCAATTGACCACCAGAACTGCTTCGGCATGATTATAACCGGAAATCAGATTCACCAATGTAACGATGGAGTGTTTATCGGAGACAGGTCTTGTGGCCGCATCATCATTTCAAATAACAATATTGAGGCCTGCTTTACAGGCATCCGTTATTACAACCCGTCAAACTCAACCCCTGAGTATCAGAATCAGACTTTTGCCGATGTTCAGATAACAAATAATGTCATCTATACGTCTACATCACGAGCTATCTGGGTGATTATGACTGGAACAACTTCGGCTAATTTCATGACAAATGTCAACGGTAATATAGTTGACGGGAACGGCTCCGCGGGTCTTGGTATTGTTATGGATACTGTGACATACGGAAGTGTTAGCCAGAACCAAGTACGAAGAGTCAGGGGCCATGGTATTGACTTAGCATCCTGTGAGGGGCTGCGGGTTATGGGTAATAGCATTGCGGATGCCGGGTTTACCACAACCGGCACGTACAACGGCATTAATCTAAGCAATTGCAACCGCTGCAATGCATCTGATAACTACGCAGTAGGGCCTTCTATGATTTATTCTGTGGTACTTGGTGGCGGGGCTTATAACATGGCGTATACCAATCACGCGCGCTCAACCTCAGGAGCGACGGCAGTTAGCATTTCCGGTGGTACTGGGAACGTAGAATCATTGAATATTAAGTCATAACTAATGCGCCCCTAATGGGGCGCAACTATTCAGATTGGCATACCATATTTGGCATTCATTTCTCTGTCCGGCTGGATTTTTATCTCAATGTTACGAGGTATCAACCCATTGGACTTAAGAGTTTCTGAAATGGCTTTTCCTCTTGTTACCGGGAACGGCCAGTTGTCATTGTTATCACCCTTGGGCACATGTAGGGTCATTGTGCGTTGGTTTCCATTAACTGCGTTTTGCACCTGCTCAATCATATCTTGACCTATCGCGTAAGCAACTGAAAAAGGAACGTTCCCACTATTTGACTCTCGCAAAGAATGAGACTGGTCCGTGGTCTTGTTAATTAAGAACAGCATAACTATTGGAGCGAAATAGTGAACAGCCTTAAAGCGCTCAATGAAGTACCCCAAGCCCAAACTGGCAGCAACTATCAAGTACATAAAAGAACCCCACATTGCCACAGGTCGAGTAGCATAGTTAGCACTAGCCTTTGCGCACACCAGAATAAGAGCCAATGTAGTGATGGCACCAGAGATAACCGATACCCAGAAAGCGTATCTTTTACCTTCAGTACTTTCATCTGAATTTCTTCTTAGCAAAAACACTGCACCGCAAACCAATCCAACAGTCAGCACAATGAAGAAGGTGCGATCTGTTAATTTAAGCAGTGAGTAAAATGCATTGACTGTACCTGAAATATCCAGATGATCTTTTGCCATTCGGTCCGCTCTTCCTCCGTTCATTTCAAAGAGAGCAGAAATAGCCCACATCGCCAGAGTGATGCAGTGGAAAGGGTAATCCTTAATCGTCTCAACAATTTTAAATCTGTTGCTAATGAGATTCAGAAGAAGTACCACACCGCACATAACTGCAAGCAAAACACTGGCAAAAATGTTCGAAAATACACATAGGTAAATGGAAAATATCAGAACGCCAGAAAAGATCGCTCTTTCGTAAAAGAATGGCTTTAAGGTTGACGACATTCTTAAAACGTAAAGTGCCAGCGTGCCGTTTATTAGGGCTGGAACAATATAGTGATAATAACAGGTAAGATTTTGCTCCCACAACAGGTATGGACTGTTATTATTATTTAGAGTTCTGAATAGGCCGAACAGGCACAGTAAGTAGAAGATCACTAAAACTGAACTTGTGTAAGTTGATAACCCTGCGGTCTTCCTCATCAAAAGATAGAATTGATAAAGGAATAACACAACAAGAACTGCAACTAAAACCGCTGTCAAATAAGCAATAGCTTCAAGGAATGTAAACCCAAGAGGCATAACGACAGATGAGGCAATGTTACCAAATAGTGGGAAAGATACCTCAGGAACTACCTTGATAGGGTTAAAACCGCCCCATTGCGGATATGCTTGCCTACCGGAAGAAAGGTTGATCCACTCATCGCCAGAAGTAATAGTTACCGGATGAATAACCGTAAAAAACACAGCCACAACTGCGAATACAAATGTGAACAACACCCACTTTATTTGAATCTCTTTTCCCAAAGTCTGACTAATCATTTCTCGTCCTTCCGAATATCATTGAAATCTTTTTTGATGATGTATCGAGGCCTTCCTTTAACTTCAACATAAATTCTGCCGATATATTCCCCAAGCACACCTATGCCTATCAACTGAATCCCGCCCAAGAAAAGTATTGAAACCAGCATTGATGGATAGCCACGAACCGGGTTGCCGAACGCTAACGTGTCGACGATCATCCATGCGCCATAGATGAAGGCCAGGCCAGCAACGAACAAGCCGATATACGTCCACATGCGCAGTGGGAAAGTTGAGAAACTGGTGATACCCTCTAACGCTAGGTTCCACAGTTTCCAGCCATTAAACTTAGAATCCCCGGCAACACGTTCTGCGCGGGCATATTCAACAACATCAGTGCGGCCGCCAACCCAACTCAAAACGCCTTTCATGAAAAGGTTGCGTTCTGGCATCAGCTTGATGTTTTCAACCACATTTCGAGACATCAGGCGGAAGTCGCCAACGTTTTCCTCGATCTGCGGATTGCTGATTTTGTTGTGCAGCTTATAGAACCACTCTGCGGTCTTACGCTTGAGTCGCCCATCGGTGGATCGGTCAGAGCGTTTAGCCAGCACCATATCCGCCCCGGCCTGCCATTTCTCTATCAGGTGCGGTATAACCTCAATTGGGTCCTGCAAATCAACATCTATCGGGATAATAGCTTCGCCGCTTGCATGGTCCAGTCCTGCAAACAGCGCAGGTTCTTTACCGAAATTGCGGGTAAAGGAAAGAGGAATGACAAGCGGATCGGCCACAGCGAGCGCATTTATTATTGATTCTGTCGCATCTTTACTGCCGTCGTTGATAAAGACTATCTCTACTTCATGCTGTTGTAGCTCTTCAAACTCCCGCACGGTTTTGTAGAAGATTGGAATAGCATCTTCTTCATTAAATACCGGAACGACCAGAGAAATTTTCATTTCGCATCCCTAAAGACAATGAACTTTGAATAGATAAAGCCGCACACCAGACTGATAGCGGAGAAGAGAATGAGAGTCACAATTGGAGCCATACCGGACTTATCGGCAGCCCAACCAACAGCTGCGCTCAAGGATCCCATAAACCCTACATACAGCATGTAGCGCATCGTGGTTGTCGAAGACTTAAACGTGAACCTGGCGTTTGCAAAGAAGCTGAATGACACCGCCACGACGAACCCGGCGAAGTTGCCAAGAGCCTGACCTGTGTGAAACGCGTATATGCAAATAGCGAACACAACCCAGTGAATGAGCGTGTTTATGACGCCGATCGATGTGTACTTAGCAAAGAGCTTTAACATTATAAAAATCAGCAAATTCGGAAAGGTCTGAAGTTTAGCATCACTGTCCAACTTGATCGACTCTCATATTTGACGATACTGTACATAAATACAGTTGTTTTTGGAGGGGCCATGGAGGAAAAAGCTCAGCGATACAAACTTGAACAGTTATGTAGCGTTAACCGCTACTCATGCCTGGTTGAAACATCAGGTGGTTATGCGCTTTTTCAGCCTGATCTTGTGCCCGACAACGGAACGCGCGTGCTGGTGCATGCGTTCGGCCAGCTACAGTTCGCGGTCGTTATGGGCGGTGCGCTCATCACCGAAGACGGTGAAAGCATAGAAGGTGATGCTTTAGATGAAGTCGATGTCATGGGAGTGGTGACCTTTTTTATCAATGGCGCTGCGGCGTTCACAGACGACAATCCGGTGATGTGATGTTTGCCTTAGTCGATGTGAACTCATTTTATGCCAGTTGCGAGACGGTGTTCAGGCCAGATCTGCGAGGCCGTCCGGTGGTCGTTCTGTCGAATAATGACGGTTGCGTAATCGCACGTAGCGCCGAGGCAAAGGCTGCCGGGATAGCGATGGGTGAGCCGTTCTTCAAGCAGAAGGAGTTGTTCCGGCGAGCTGGGGTTGTTTGCTTCAGCAGCAACTACGAGCTCTATGCAGCCATGTCCAGCCGGGTACTGGCCACGCTGGAAGAAATGAGCCCGCGCGTGGAAATTTACAGCATAGACGAAGCCTGTTGCGACCTGACCGGAGTAGGGAACTGCCGGGACCTGACTGAATTTGGGAAAGAAATCCGTGCGACGATATTACAGCGGACACATCTCACAGTCGGAGTCGGCATAGCCCAGACCAAGACGCTGGCGAAGCTGGCCAATCATGCTGCGAAAAAATGGCAACGGCAGACTGGCGGGGTGGTTGACCTCTCAAACGTCGACCGGCAGCGCAGGTTAATGGCACTGGTGCCGGTAGAGGATGTCTGGGGCGTTGGCCGGCGCATCAGCAAGAAGCTGAACGCTATGGGCATCAAAACGGCACTGGACCTCTCAGAACAAAGCACGTGGATTATCCGCAAGCACTTCAATGTCGTGCTGGAGCGAACCGTCCGGGAACTGCGCGGCGAGCCATGCCTGGATCTGGAGGAGTTCGCGCCGGTGAAGCAGGAAATTGTATGCAGCCGATCTTTTGGCGAACGCATTACTGACTATGAGCAAATGCGGCAGGCTATTTGCAGCTACGCGGCCCGTGGTGCTGAAAAGCTTCGCGGCGAGCACCAGTATTGCCGTTTTATATCCGCCTTCATTAAGACCTCTCCGTTTGCCCTTAATGAGCCGTATTACGGAAACAGCGCATCGGTAAGGCTGCTCACGCCAACGCAGGACAGCAGAGACATCATCAACGCCGCGGTAAAGTGTCTGGACAAAATCTGGAAGGACGGTCACCGGTACCAGAAAGCGGGTGTCATGCTGGGCGACTTCTTCAGCCAGGGCGTGGCCCAGCTCAACCTTTTCGATGACAGTGCACCTCGAGCTGGTAGCGAGAAGTTAATGGAGGTGCTGGATCACCTGAATGCAAAGGACGGAAAGGGCACGCTCTATTTTGCCGGGCAGGGTATACAGCAGCAATGGCAGATGAAGCGTGAAATGCTTTCTCCACGCTACACCACCCGGTATTCAGATCTTCCAGTGGTCAAGTGACGGGCTCTATAAGTTCTGGTCCCTGATTCTTCACATTACCCACGGCGCGCGTAACGGCATGCCAGATAAACTTGTCGGCGGGCACTGCCCCGTCGGCTATTATCTCCTTAGCTTCTTTCCCACCTACATCCTGACGCATCCATTCCCTTGCAGCTTCCGGCGACAGAACCAGTGGCCGACGGTCATGAATATCGACCAGTCCTTTGTCAGCAGCAGATGTCACGATCAGGAAACCCTCTGCTTCATCGCCGCGTTCAAATGGCGTGCTGCCTATCGCCGCCATGAATATCGGCTGCCCGTCGGACCGGTGAATGAAGTATGGTTGTTTCTTGTCGCCTTCTTTCTTCCATTCGAACCATCCATCGGCAAAACAGATCGCCCGGCCATGCTGCCAGAGAGGTTTGAACATGCGGCTCGTGGCCGCCGTCTCGACGCGCGCGTTAATCAAAGGTGCTTTATCCCACCACCCGGGCGCGTAGGACCACAGAACCGGATCGAGATGTAACTGCTCATCGCGTTCGCTCAGTAGCAGCACTTTGGTTCCTGGCGCCACGTTGTACCGGCCAATAGGTTCCGGGT